ACCTGGAACATGCTGGTGCAGCTCAAGGCCTACGCCAAGGACCGCTACATCCGCGGCGTGTCTGAGAACGGCGAGGAAACCTTCCACGCCTTCCTGACGCCCTCGGCCATGGCCAAGCTGAAGATGGACAACGACTACATGCTGAACCTGCGTCACGCGCAGGACCGCAGTGGCACGAACCCGTTGTTCACTGGCTCGAGCGTGAAGATCGACGGCATCTACCTGCACGAGTTCCGCCACGTCTACAACACCGCCAACGCAGCCTCCGGCTCGAAGTGGGGTGGCTCCGGCACGGTGGACGGCTGCCAGATCCTGTTCTGCGGCGCCCAGGCACTCGGCATGGCCGACATCGGCGCCCCTGAGTGGGTCGAGAAGGGCTTCGACTACGAGAACCAGCAAGGTATCTCGGTGGGCAAGATCCTGGGCTTCAAGAAGCCCACGCTCGGCTCCATCTACGAAAACGGCAGCGTCGAAGACTTCAGCGTCATCAGCTGCTACACGGCTCAGTGATTTGGCAGCGCACCGGCCGCGCTGCAGCCGGTGCCTGACTTCCTAGATTGATTGGAATCGAAATGGCACTCGTCAAAAAGAACCGCGTACTTCAGTACCCATTGGTTGCTGAATTTGTCTTCAACCTGTCCGACACCATGGCCGCTACCGACGGTGTGGTCCGAGCGTTCAGTGCCACCGGCGCTGCCGCGATCTTCGACGTCATTGGTCTGCCGCCCAACGCGGTGGTGATCAGCGGCGACGTGACCGTGGAGACCGTGTCCAACGACTCGGGCACCGCCACGGTGAAAGTCGGCGACTCCGTGAGCGACGCCCGCTACCTGGGCGCCACAACCATCAAAACAGCGGCCCGTACGGCGCTGGTGCCCACGGGCTTTCGTGGCGCTGGCGAGGACATCCGCCTGACCTTCGCAAACGCGAACGGTGATGCCACGACCGGCAAGGTCACGGTGCGCGTGACCTACCTGATCACCGGCCGCGCCAACGAGGTGCAAGTCAGCTGATTGACGCGCTAACCAGGACGGGGCTTCGGCCCCGTCTCCACAAGGAGAACTCATGAACTTCGTTCTGCACCGCACGCGCACCCTCGCGACCAACAAGGGCCACATCGTCGAATTCATCAAGGGTCTGCCCACGTACGTGCCGCCCGAGCTGTACGACGACGCCACCGCCATCGGCGCCATCCCCGAGGATGAGCTGCCCGAGACCGAGCTGCCCCCTGGCGTGGTCGAGCCCAACGGCGCCGCCGAGCGCCAGGCTGCCCTGTTCACCGCGTTCGGCACCATCGTGACCCGTGGCCGCCGCGACGACTTCGCCGCCTCCGGTGCGCCTGGCGCCAAAGCCGTCAACGATCTGCTGGGCTGGCCCGTCCAGGCCAAAGAGCGCATGACGGCTTGGGAGCAGTTCAAGCTCGAGCAAGGTCAGCCTGAATGACACCCGCAGCGCTGCATGGCCTGTTCCGGTCGGAGATGGTCGACACCGTCGAGCCCTATCTCTGGTCGGACACGGAGGTCTATGCCTACATCGATGACGCGCAGACGATGCTCTGCCGCCTCACCGACGGCATCCCCGACGCCTATCGGCCAGCGCTGACCCGTATCTCCATCGTCGCGGGCACCGAGTGGTACACCACGAGCCCGCTGATCACGAAGATCCGCACCGCCACGTTCTCCGACACCGGCCGCCCGGTCGACGTGTTCAACCCCGAGACGGCGGCGGACAACAACGTGCGCTTCGACGGCCGCGAGGGCCCGCCCAAGGCCATGGTGCTGGGGTTGCGCGCGAACAGCGTGCGCGTCTGGCCGGTGCCGAACAGTGCGCAGAACATCGAGTTGTCGGTGTTCCGCCTACCGCTCACATCAATCACGGGCGCGGACGGCGAGACCTTCGAGGTCGACGCTCAGCACCACTACCACCTCCTGCTGTGGGCGAAGTCTCTGGCCTACCTCAAGCAGGACTCAGACACCTTCAGCAAATCTCGAAGCGAAGACTTCGAGACGCGTTTTCGAAACTATTGCGAAGAAGTCAAGCGGCAGCAAAGCCGCTCTCGGCGGATTACCGGCACCACCACCTACGGTGGGTTGTAAGGACCGAGAATGACCACCAGCCTGACGATCATCGCCCCAGTCCCGAACCGCCCCGAGTACCAGGTGGGGCGCGGCTACGACGTTGAAGATGCGGTGGCCGCGCTGTATGTTGCCGGCGGCCAGGCATTGCTGAAGCTGCCTTCGGATTTCGCCGGATTCGGCGAAGACCTGTCTGAGATGTTCGCGCAGGCACTGTCTAGCGCAGGCGCGCGCTTGGACGGCGTCACCGACGACACCGTAGCTTGGCAGACTGCACTCGACGCGATCCCGTCGACCAGCACCGTGAACGCGAAGCGCTGGCATGTTCAGATCCCCGACACCTGGCGTGGCCGGCGGGTCACTTCGATCAAGTTCAACTCTGGCTGGACTTTCGACTGCTCCAAGGCGCTGCTCGACGCCAGAGGCGTCCGTTTTGATTTTTCCGGCGCCAACGGCTCACCTGGTAACTTCATTCAGTGCATCACGATGACTGGGGCTACTAGCCAAGTCAACACGGCTGGTAACCAGATGGGCGGCATCATGTTCGCCGACATCTATGGCTGCGACGATACATCGGTCGCCGGCAAGAACAGCTATCGCGACGGCGTGTTGTTCACGGGCACCAACGGTTTGGTCGGGACGAACCGCTACGGCTCCGCCGGCTCTGCGCTGCACTCCTGTCAGATCCGGGGCTTCAAGTTTGGCGTGACGTGGTGGCATACCGCTTACCTGTCGACTCTCTATAACTGCTCAGTCATCAACAACCTGATCGGCATCTATAGCAAGACCGGCGGGAACGACGCCTATGAAAACGTCGGCCTCGTGCGCGGCGTGATCGCCAACAACTACGTCAACGTCTACAACGAGGCTGGCTACTTGCAGGCTTATGGCACCTCAATCGACTACGCCGTCTACAACCAGATCGTGATTCGTTCGGGGCGTTTCGCCTTGGTCGAGGGGCACTTTGAGTACCCGAAGCAAAGCGCGCGCTATGGCACCGTAGGTGGCATCTACTCGACGAACTCGCCGCTGGCCGCCATCGACCTCCGCCCCGGCAGCAACGGCTGCACGTTGCGTACCGACATCGGCCTGGTTGCCTCTTCAGCGCTCGACCCCGGGTACGCGGAGTTCGTCATGATCGGCGGCGTCTGGGCCTATACGGCGCAGGGCGGCGCCACCGGAAACCATTACCTGGTCCACGTGAACGTGGACGCCGGCGCCACCGTGCTGTTTGACCGCCCCCACATCCTGCACAACCGCCTTAGCCCCACCAGCGGCTACCTGGCCCACAAGCTGCTCACTTACAACACTGTGGACACGGCCAGTAACTACGCCGGCAACGTCACTTGGACACCGACGAACTGGGACTCCAGCGCCGATGTACAGAACAACGCCTACGAGCAAACGATCAGCGGCGGCCTGCTTGCGTATATGCCGGCCAACTCGCCCGGCCTTTCGATTAGTCCTGGGCACAATGTTTTCGGGTCTAGCGGTATCGGTATCTCGTCCGGAAATGGCTTCGAGGCCGGCAACTCGTTCCAGTTCGTCGACGACATCTGCATCACGTCGGATGGGGGCACAGCAGGCGCGGCCCTGACCAACTTCCAGAACGGCACGAACATCACGTTCTGCAAGTCCAATGCTGCCCCGACATGCGTGCCGGTTATTTCCGGCGGCGTCGTGACGGGCATCACGCCTGTCGCGCCTGGCGGGAAGTTCACTGTCGCGCCGACCCTCTCGTACGCCGGCGGCGGCGGCGGCACCGGCCTGGTGGCTACTGCCAACTTGGATGCCAACGGCTACGTCACGAGCTATACCGTCAGCAACGGCGGCACTGGATACACGGCGACGCTGGGCATCACGGTAGGCAACCCTACGGTCTCCGTGGGGTACAACAGTTCGGCCGTTTGCCTACAGCTCAACAAACTGACAGCGGCCACCAACGCCGGCATCGTCAGCATCTTGTTGCCGCTTCGACACCCCGGTCGACGCCCGGTCGTCCGAGGCGCCATCATGGTCCCATCGGCGGGGGGGATCACAGGGTCGATGAACATCAACACGGTGTACCTGAAGCCCGAGTTCGCGATGGTTGGCGCGTCGTCAGCTGTGTACCGGCCGGTCTGGCGCCCTCTTGTGAGCAACGCCAAGATCACGCCGAACATCGCCTCGTCCAGTACGGTAAACCCGGTTGCTCCGAACTCGACGAGCAATCCGCCGACGCTGCTCTACACGGGCCAGTCTATTTATGTGGCCGCTGCCAATCAGCCTGGCGATACCTGGCAGGCGTGGCAGACCAGCAGGCAACCGGACTCGTATATCCCGCAC